ATCGAGTACACTACGAACGCTGACCGGGGGTCGAGTGCGTAGCAGCGGAACGGGATGTCATTGTCGGCGGTTTCCTGAACGTACAGAACGCCCTTGCCGACTGTGTGGAACCAATCAGCAATCTTGTTGTCCGCATCGTACTTGCCGGAGCGGAACGTGAGTTCATTCAGCTTGTCAACCTTGCTCTGCGCTCCGTTGCGCCGTGACACGAATTTTGCATTCTCCTGGAGAAAGTACCCGCTTTTGAAGGAAACAATCTCCTCATAGTGATTTACAAGGCACTTCGTCAGCACATAGGTATTGCGGTCTTTCGTGCGGTTCAGTATCGGCTGCAAGCCACGGCGGTACCAGTAAAGGTACTCTTCGCTTATCAGGTTTCTGTCGTGAAACGAGATCGCGGAATTGACCTCGGTCACAACATTTTCGGGGGTTATCTCGTCAACGGACGAATAAATATCCAATCTTCCGCACAGATATTCCGGCGATACAGTCGAAATCTGCGTGGCTTCGGTCGTGATGGTGGTCTGTTCCGTGGACATTAAGGCTCTCCTTGTCTATGTAGGCACCAAAAAAGGGGCATAGTTTCCCATTTAGAAAACTATTGTCCCTTAGTATAAGTAATTATACTGCAAAATCGGCGTTTTGTCAAGAATTGTCAGACAATTTCAGCTCGCGAATTCTCCGTTGTCTGTCAAAACGGCCTTTTCATCACTTGTACTTGCGGCTTGACCTTGACCTGGACGAAATCGGCAAGCATTGACATAGCATCCGGCACATCATCGTGCCTATTCTTGCCGGACATCGTGTATGAAACGAGGAAATTCATCGCAAGCCTATACTCGGCATCGTATTTTGACGGATCGCGGAATAGGAAATGCGCCTTGGCAAACGTGGCATCCACGATGATTCGCGTTTCCTTGTTGGCAGTCGAGTATTTCGTGGTGATCTTCGTGATGCCGCCCTGCTCTTTTATTTTATTCTGTACATTCTCGGCGATTCTTCCACCAGCGGAGTTCGATTCGAACCGCGCCAACTTAACGCCGTACTTAACCAATGCGTCCACCAACCGGGGTTCAACCACTTCGGGGGCTTTGTTGTCGCAAATGATAGCAACCACATAGAACTTATCTCCGTATTGATAGGCAATCGGCATACAGAAATAGTCATCGCCTTTATTTTTGGTGTCACAGACCGCCCAAGTGGCATCGGGCTCGTCCGTAGGAAGGTCGAAGAAACGCTGCAATTCGTCAGTTGCGTATAGCACACCGCTGCGTTCTATTGGCTCGTTTTGGTACAATGCGGCGAATGCGGCAGGTTCCATCATCTCGCGGATCTTGTGAAGGTCTTCAGTCGTATAGCCTATCTTGCCGCCATAGTTAAAGTTGCTCTTATCGTGTTTGTCAAGGGCTGGCATCGTCAGGAACACGGCACGGGGATTGTTTTCGTACTCGCGTTGCAGCCGACCGATGGGATCTCGAACCGACCACCGCGTCATTATGCATAGCATTCGCAGGCCGCCCAAGGCTCTCTGCACCAGGTCAACGCTGACCTTTTGCCATTTAGCTTCGAGGCGTTCTTCACTCATCGCCTCTTCGATGCCTTCGATGACATCGTCTATGTACAGGATTCCGGGGTACACGGCACGGCTTAAGCCTGCGTTTCCGCCCTGGATGGAACGCATTTGCAGCGCGGAGAATCGGCGAGGCTTGTCCACATCGATCTTCAGGTCAAGGGCATTGGTCTTTACTACTCTTCCATTAGGAAAGATTTCGTGCCAACAGTACTCACCGTCAGGGTCGAGTTCTCGCAGAAACTCTTCGTACAGACCGCGCAGAAACGTGGTATTGTGCGAGGCGATCAGATTGCTGCCGGAAGAATCCCTGCCCACGATGAAGTCCAAAAAGAACATCGCCAAGCCCGTCTTGCCTACGCCAGGCGGCATCGAGATGCACAGCACATCGATCTCGTCATCCACCAGCCGCTGAAGCTGCTTAGTTACTTGGAGCAGTTGCTTTCGGCGAGGAAGATAAAACCGCTGATGCGCGGGTCTTTCCCATTCCATCGCGATGCAGAAGTCATCGAAGTAGTCCCGCGCCGTCATGAAGTATGAGCGGCGAAGGTACTTCATTGCTTCTTCGCGCCCCATCCGCGCAAGTGCCGTCTGCCCGCGCCGGAATTTCTGTATCAACGGATACGTTCCCTTCTTATCTTCCGCATACGAAGTTTCCAACACATCCAATGCCTTATCGTACATCTTGTGCCGGATAAACTTGCCGTACAGTTCCGTGACTCTGCTATCCATCAATTCCCCTTTCGGTTTATCTTGGGTTTGCTTTCGCTTTTCTTTGGGTTTGGCTTTGGTTTCAAAAATGCCCCGTGAACGTAGCAAGCGAACACGGGGCGAACGGAGGAGGGTATGCCTATGAAGAACAGGAATTGACACCCGTTGAGGCTCATGCAAAGGCGGTTTTTGTGCCACGATCATTGGCACTCCGGGGATGCCACCGCCAAACCCCGGTCGCGTTTCCTTTCTTCCCGTGCGACATAACGGGGAGCGAACATATTTGGGGGAATAGTCCGTTGCAAAGGTTGCCCTTCGCTATATAATATTTTAGCGGTTAGCGAATCAGTATGCAAGTGCCTGCGGAAATTTTCCCGAAACAAAATGCCGCAGGCCACAAAGCCCACGGCATTCATTCAGTTAATCATTCAGTTAACTTATCAGTAAAGTTATCCGTCACGCAGCTTGATACTTATTTCCAAGTCCGCATCAAGTTCATCACAGATCCGCTTCAGCATCCCAATCGAAATGTCGCTCTTCGTTACAGTCCGCTGTGCGCTCTGCTGTATTACGCCAAGTAGGTCAGCCAGCCGCACAATGTTCAGTCCGCGCCCCTTCAAGGCACTCTTGATCTCTTTCGTCAGGTCTTCTCGCTCTTTGTATATCATCGGTAATCCCCCTTTCCAAAAACAGTATAACATTTGCTGTTGTAGGTGTCAAGCGGTTTTTGGCAAACGATAGCAAACTGTAGCAAAAATAGCAAACTGTAGCAAATGATGCATATGGATGCAAATTATGCAAACCGATGCATAATATCCCACCAGGGCTAAAGGTCAAATATTTTTTTCGGACTATTAGAGGGGGTTATTCGCCCGGAAACTCGAACACACGTTCCCCCTCCGGCGCTTTAGCGCGTTAAAGCGTTAGTGCGGTAAAGGATGGCCCTGGATGAGGCAACTCTTCGCGAAATACGAGTTTTGCGAATAGTTGAAAGCCCGAAAAGCGATTTTTGTCTATACAATTCCAGTTATTGTGTCTGTTTTTCGCACAATTCCAGCAGATCGAGCCGGAATGGACCGGGCGAATTGTCTGACAATTCCGATTGTTAAACTTTTAACGATGTCCAGACCGAGATCAGAGGCTTGTTAAACTTTTAACAATCTCCTTCCCTATGCTTCGGACGGTTACTATATCGCCCATTATATCACCAAATCATATTATCATCTGCTCATATGTTTATATGCGCATATATAACCATAGCCGGATGCTATATGGTCTATTGCCTACCGACTTAGTAGGTTAATATACCTATAACCAAATGCTTATAACAGTATAGCCGGATGACTGTTGCATCGGCCGGACGTTGCTATAACTATTTGATTATATCCCTATAACACAATGTCTATTGCTATGCTCTCCGCTTCGGACGATCCGAGCCGGGGCCGGATGCTGTTTGTTAATAATTTAACAATCTCACTCCCTGGATTTCCCTAAAAAAATATCACAAAATACAACATTTGCTGTTGACGTACTACATATAAAGTTGTATAATGATTACAGAAAATAAAAGTATATGTTATCCGCCGAGCGCGCAGCGCGTCCGAGCGGAGCCGGAAAAGGAGTAAACACAATGACACCGAGAAAAGGCTACTACAACGAAAACACACTTAACAAGTTCGCGGAAGCGATCCGCGCCGCGAAACTCCGTCTTGACGGCGGCGAGCTGGAAAAAGTACATTTCAGCGCCGCGAATAGCAAAATGGGCGCCGTTGCTTCCGTTTCGCTCGTTCCGTTTTTCAGCTGTCCGAGCCGTTGCGCTACCACTTGCGGCGAGTATTGTTACGCCGCGAAGCTCGCTAATCTTCGCGCTAATGTGCTGAAGAGCTACGCCGAAAATATGGTATTAGCTCTGTATCGTCCGAGCGATTTTTGGCAGCAAGTCCGCGACTATGTGCGCGGAGTGCGGTTTTTCCGCTTCCACGTTAGCGGCGACATTATCAACGCCGCATATTTCGCCGAAATGGTGAAGACGGCGGAAAGCGCTCCGCATTGCGAGTTTTTAGCATTCACGAAGCGTTGGGAAGTTGTCAACGATTACATTTCCGAGTGCGGCGAGCTTCCCGAAAATCTGCACATTCTTTTCAGCGGCGAAGCTAATTTGAAGCCGATTAATCCTCACTCTATTCCGGAAACAACGATTTTCGAGCGCAACGAAGAGCCGCGCGAAGACTGGAAGCTCTGCGGCGGAAATTGTTTCGAGTGTGGTTGCCGTGGCGTTGGATGTTGGCAACTTAAGCGCGGCGAAACGCTCGCATTCCGTAAACATTAAGAGCGGCGGAAGCCGCTCCTCTAATGCCGCCGTTGCACGTTGCAAGCCGTGATGTAAAAGGCAGAGCAGAGGAAAACGAAGAAAAGGAGCTTCCGAAGATGTTTAAAAAAGGTGATGTTGTCCGTTATGCGGATGGATGGTACACAGAGGCGGAAAAGGATTTTCGGCTTGTTGTTGTGGAATGGTTTGACGATGTCCGGCGCGGATACGTTGTAAACCCGAAAGAAAAGTATTTTTGCGGCTTCCGTAAAGAAGCCGTCACGGCGGAAATGATAGCTCCGGCTTCCGCCGAAGATGCCGCCGCGCTCCTTCGGTATATGCACGAAAGCGGCATTGCCACGGCGTAACCGCCGGAGCTTATCCGGGCGCGTCCGCGATGGGCGGCAGCACGTTCGAGTCGTGCCGCGACCCCTACCCGATCCGCATCGGGAAATAATGTAAAAGGAGCTTTCTGCAATGACTAACAATTCTCTTTCTGCGCTTTCTGCGCCCATTCCCGAAACGCTGCTTTCTGCGGTCTTCTATGACGCTGAAAAAGGCACGTTTCTGCGCGGCGATCACGTTTACAATGCCTTCTGCGCCAATGGCGCACCCGCAAGTGCGTTTATTGACTGGTGCCTTGAAAAGTATCTTCTGCGCATTGATACCAGCTACGAACACGCTGTCCGGCTTGCTGCTGCGGTCGTTTATGACTGGTGCGATCCTTATGAAATCGCGGACGCCTTCTGCGATTTCGATATCGTGACAATTGAGGACGCGGAAAAACACGCCGTGAAAGTTACGGCTGACGATCTCTTCCAGGCTGCGGAAAACGCTTCTGCCGTCTATGAATTCATCGCTGATCTGTATGGCGAAACGGAACAAGCGGAAAAGCTGGTGCAGCTTATGGATGAAATGCGCTTATTCATCAAGG